AACTTCAACCGTTCTTGCACCAGTACCTGCGGCAGTGTCGTTAGCCGAACTGCTTGATATAGTCATTATCGTGGCTGATGGGGGGTAGGAATACAAACCACCTTGTTCCCAGATGGTTTCTTTTGTGTTTCCAACATCGTTGTTGTAGCCAAACTTAAATATCGTTTTATGACCCGTGATTTGACCACGGGCCACCTGTAGCTCAAATGGCTCAGATGTTCCGACCTGTGAAATGGAACGGATATCGTATGCCATACGACCCTCCTACGAAAGGATGATCGTTAGTTGGTTACTCGCACCCGTAAACGCAGAAACGTACACACCTTCGGAGAAGATAATGCCATCATCAGGAATGTTCATTACGTGGTGTCCCGCAGGAAACGTTTGCGTAAGCAAAGTGTCCCCAGATGCGCTACCATTTTTCAGGGTAAACGCACCAGCAGCCGCACCGTAAATTACAACCTGTCGCAAACGAGAACGAGAAGGACCTACGACTGCTGCCGAAGTTCCCTGAACCCAATTATATGCACTGACTGGACCAGCCATGATCTATCTCCTTATCCTGCGGAGACAGTCAAGACACCTGAGTTACTCCAGATCTGCCCTGCAACAGATGGATCAGAAGTGGGTAGGTCTTTGATAATCACAACGCTGTTTGTGCCATCGTGTGCGATTGAAATGTTCTCTGTAATTGCACCAGTTGTGGCGTTTTTTGTTATGTCTTTAAATCCGTTCTCCGAACGAACTGGACCGTTAAAGGTTGAATTAGCCATGTCTATCTCCTGTCTTGGCTAGTGTCAGCCACACTATGTAGCTGTCAGGGATAAATCAACCATACAGGACTTTTAAACTAAAAGAAAGGGGCTACCGAAGTAGCCCCAGTCCAACAGGGAGGATGTGTCACTTCAAAATGACACGTCCAGTATAGCACAGTTTATGCGCCGGGGGAACCAAATACGCAACGTGGATCACTAAAGCCGAAACTATAGCGTTCACGCGCTTTAAAGCGCATGTTGCCCGTGTCAAAGTCTGCTTCCATGTTAGTAGACAGCGCAGTACGCTCGAAGTGAATAAATCCACGAGGAGCATCTGTCATGATGAAGAACGCATCTGGGTCCGTCAGGAAGTCGTTAACCGCATAACCTTGCGGCAACATTCCCATTGAACGAATTGCGTTTACATCGTTGTCCGCTGTACCAACACGCAAGTTAGAAACCATCAGACGTTCTGCTACGAATTGTAGCTGACGTGGAATGATCAACTTTGTGCCACGTAATGCGACTTTAAGACCACGCTCGTCAACAAACCCTGCGATATTGATAAGGGCATCTTCAAGAGATGTCTCGTTCAAATCTGCAGGAGTTGACGGTTCGTTGGCAAATGTACCACCCGAAGTAAGTGGGTGAGACAGATCACACAACGCAACACCGTCACCACCAGCGGATGCGCCAGCAGTAAATGCGTTGTTAAGGATTGCAGCAGCCTTAACTTGCTTTGTGTGTGCCATTGAACGAGCCAACGCACGAGTGTAACGCGAACCAAGACGATCATACAGATTGTCTTCGATGGCTTCCTCTGTTATAGAGAATGCCAACGCGATTGTCTCGTGGTTGTAACGAGCAGTGTATGCTTCGTTAGCGTCGTCAAAATTGACTGAAGAACCTTCCGATTTGGTAGGTGCCGCTCCGAACCCGGACAACATAACCTCTTCTTCGAATGCTCGATCAGACGATTCTGTTGTAAAGATCTCGGCGTGTTGATTTTCGTACCTGTTGTACTCCATACCAAACAGCGCATTGAGGCCCGGTTCTAGCTCTTTCGCTAGTTGTGCGCGAGAAATAGCCATTCTTTAGACCTCCTTAAACGCCAGTGGTCGAAGGAGTACCAGCAACAATCGCGCCGTTGGCGGAGTTGAAGCTGTTATTCAATCGAACGATTACAGGGATACCAGCAGCAGTATAGTCTTGGTTCTCTGGATCATCTTGAATGCCGATGATACGGAGATGCAAGGCTGCGCCAGTGCCGATGGTGCTAACACCCAACGTTGCAGATGAGATACCTGTAGTCGTTGAACCAGAAGTACCTGCTGCAAAGTTTGCGTTTGCAAAAACGTGACCACGAGCAGTCGCTTCACTGGTTAGTGACGCGCTGGACGCAATTACGAATGTTTGCATTGGGTTGTCATACACGTAAGCAACGACGGGATGGTTTGAATCCGCGCCAGAGCCGGGCCAATAGTTTGACCATACAGTTTCACCAGTAGTAGACGAAACGTATTTACAGCCCCAGAAAACCCCAACCAGACCTACAGTTCCACCAGCAGCCGCTCCAACAATATCAATAAAGCCTGTTGACAGCGGGATTACGGGTGAACCTTGATAGATCGCGTTGGTATTTCCAGAGGCAATACGATACTCGGTCGTACCAGTGGTATTTGCACCAGAACCTACAACCCCTACAGGGCGTAGTCCGAATGCACCATTAGTATTTGCCATAGTAGCAATCCTCTAAATTATTCGGAATCGCGTTCACGACCTCCGAAAGTTACACGACTTTGCCGACTATTACTTATCGGCATTGAAGGATGTTGCTCCTTCAAAAGGTCCTGATCTACAGCGGTCATTTGTTCGCGGGTTCTGCCCCCGTAATATGCAGTTCTTTCTGCCACCGTTTCAACAGGTATACGACACAGCATCAAACCACCTTGACCAATCACGCCCTCATATCGACCATCGTCAATAGTGGGGGCTTCATAGTCTGGATACTCATCTTTACGGACAGGTTCCCATCCTTCACGTAGCTTGGCGTTGACATTCATCTTGTCTTCCTCGCCACGCATTGCAACTCGTATCCAACGATGCACAAACCCATCAGGTGGATTCGGTGCTTCAAGGTGACTGGGCGGTGCCCATGGTTTTCTGCGCGAATCTTTTTCTCGCGTTTTAGTAGTGCGTGGTGTTCTATCTGACATATTCTCAATCCTTTACAAATTTAGCGTATTCTTCAAGAGGTACGCCGAGCTTTTTTGCAATCGCAACTTGAGAATGCGTCAGCTTCACCGACCTGCGCCCCGGTTTAGTGCTGCGGGATGCGGAAGAAGCAGCGGAGACGACCTGACTTCTTTCCCCCGATTTCTTAGGCGTCGAAAACTTGTGAGGAAACTCCGCACGTAGACGACGATCTATTTCAGTATAATACTCATCGCTGCTTGGGTCAAACCCTTCGTCTTCGATAAGTGTAGCGTGAATAGCATATGTAGCAGATGTAAGCATCCGATCAGTCCCAAACCACTCGTTTTTCTGCGCCCATGCTTCTGCTTTGGGGTCTGGTGTTGGCGCAGGAGGGGGAGGTGGTACAACAGGAGCAGCCTGTTGGGCTGGCTGTTTCGATTCTCGATCCACACGAGCTTTAGCTTGACGGTGTCGATCCATCTCTGCAGCCAAGCGAGAAAGTTTTTCTTGCGCCTCTAACTGCTGCTCACTATCTCCTCGCTCTGCGGCGTCCTTATACGCCAACCTAGCGGAAGCCATCTCTATATTAAGACGATTACCATACTCTTGAACATATCCTCGGTCCAAAAGCCTTAACCGATCTTTCATCTTTTTGTTTTCTTCCATCAACTGAGAAGACAAACGAAGAGCTTCTTGTTTATCTCGCTCTTCTTTACGATACTTATCGGTTAATTTCTTTATTCGGTTTTGAACATTCTTGCTGTAGTCAACAAGTTCATCCTCTGAACCCGCCTCTACTTGAGGAGCAGGTTCTTCTTGAGCCTCTTCAACTACTTCTGCTTCTTCCGTAGCAGAATCCTCAATTTCAACTTCAATCTCTTCTTGAACTTCTTCAGACGTGTTTGACATCATCAGGCTCCAGTATTGTTGCAATTACTTCGTCGTCGTTAATGATGCGAACTTCTCCACCATCAATCTTAAATCTGGAACCAGAATAACGACCAATACAAACCCACTGTCCCTCCTTGCACCACGGTGTGCCAAACTTTTCTTTGTCACTGTATGCCATTGGACCCAGCTTGAGAACGTATGCTACAACCGTAGCTACCGATTCCCGATCCCGAACTTCGTCAGGAAGGTGTAATCCGCCTTTTGTTTTGATGGTGCCTTGATACGGCATTACCAATACTCGCCATCCTGTAGGCTGTGGTAATCGTTCAAGAAGGGATTTCTCAAGAAGCGAAGGCTCCAGCACTCGTTCTTGAGTGGTTACATACGCGCTGCCAACCTCAGAAGAAGCAGCCACTTTGTCTGCTTTTTCTTTGTTCATTTTCTGCGCGACGTGATCAGGAAGATATAATGTCTTCGACATCGTCAGCGTTTCTCTCCAGCAAGGACTTTATTTCTTCTCTGGCAAAAGAGAGTCCTCGTACCTCTCCTACCATCATCTTGTAAGTCTCCCAGTCTTTGGCAGACCCCGTTGTTAACGAACGCGCTATGTCGGTTTCGCGTTCTTGCAACAACTTATACACATGTTTTGCAAAGTCAACAACATCCACTATAAGTTATCCCTATACTCCTCTTGTAGGTCGGATGTGATTGGACCACCCTCTACCCACTCGTTGCATGTATTTTCACTACTACACACAAATTTGAGCATTTGACAATAGCCTGTGCTTCCAGAGTCGTCCCCAATACAATCCATCATGTCATCTGTCTGGTTGTACATACCACAAGAGCCACAGCTTTCATCGTTGCGAAACGCTGTGCCCGTATTAGGTTCACGATAACCGTATTCCTCCACTGCTATCTCACGGTTTTCCTCGTTCAAATCTGAATCCACCGTAGGAAGAGGACAGCTTTTTCCGTCGTCGTCAGACATTTTATCTACAGGAATGCCTTCTGGAAGCACACTTATTACAATCGTAGCCATTAGTACGTCTTTCCACGATTAGGATTAAAACGAACATCGCCGCCATTAGCAAATTTCTTAGCGACATTGTCAGCTTGCCCTTGTGATCTCATTGGCGGCTTCATTCGATCTGGCACAGGGGGTCCAGCGGGTAACTCAGTAGTCCCTAGTTTTCCTGAAATACTTCTACGATATGGAAGCTGAAACAGTTTGGTTGTACCCATTTTCCTAGGAAGTGCTGGATCTTTTGGCATATCAGGCGTTTGGTTGTACTTCTTACTCAAACGTCCGGGCTTTGGTTTTCTCTTACGATTACGCCCTTTCAATGTGTTTTTTAAAGAAGTCGGGTTTTTTTCGTCGCTACTCATTGCCTCAGACAAAGCGTCTTCAATAGCTTTTTCTGTGTTTTTTGAAATGCCCGTGAAAGGTTTTTCTCGTTTCATCAACATCAATCCTTATATTTTACCACAGAGGCGCTCATACTGTTCATTATGCACGATGGTGTCGGTTAGCAATTGTTGGTCATTCTTTAGAAGCCAAGCAGTGACATGAGCATCAGCAAAATAATGCGGCTTTGCTATATCGCAATAACCGTTAACTGTCACGCTTTCGCACCCACTTATCAGCGCGGTTAAGCAGAGCATCATCATCCAAACTTTTAACTTCATTCTCTACATCCTTTGCCGTCAACATATCATCGATACGTTTTTTAGTGGCTTTTGCGCGTACTTTCTGTGCGCCGTTGGCTGCACCTTTTAAATATATCATAAGCATGGTGCCAAGAACAGCCACCGCAGCATAAGCGTACAATTTAAGTCGGGCCAGCATAAACATCAACGATCACCCTGTTTCCATTTCTTGGTACGCTCAATGTCAATCACCCCTGTTCCGATCAGGATCACTATCGACAGACCACCCAAAATAAGGAGTTTCTGCCAGTCTAGCCCACCTAGTGTCCCAACCAGCGGGGTAGCAAGTCCAGCAATCTTTGTGACCTGAGATGCTTGGATCGTCTTTGACTGGGTCAAGGACTTTCTGGGTTCTTTTGGAGGGGTCTTGTCCTGAGATATCCACTTATCCACCCTAAAAGTTGGACAAGCCTTAGTAACGTTAGGCAAGTCATTGTGACCAACAATCTGAGTAATGTTGGGAAACTCCATCCGCAACTGAGCAATTAACCGACGCAATGCACGATCTTGTGCATCCGTAAAGTTTTCCTCAAACTCATCATTTGCAGTACCGCCGTGTCCACCAAAAATCGCAATCCCTATAGAATTAGCATTGTATCCTTTTGCATGTGCACCAGACTTTTCAACTGGTCTACCATCAGCAATAGTCCCATCACGATCAATCAGATAATGGTAACCCACATCCGACCAACCCTTGTCTGTATGCCACTTTTTTACTTCTGCAACTTTTGCTTTGGTTGTCTGTTCAGACTGCCACTCTGGTCTTGTTGCAGTACAATGCACCACGATCATGTCTATTTGCCGCATTTTTCACACACCTCTTTCTTAGGTTTCGACGCCTGACCGTTTACATAAATGCCATAAAATCCCGCACCCGCGCCAACAATTACAGAAACCATACCAGCCTGCGCATTTGACGGTGCCTCAAGGCTTATGAACCATTCTGTTGTGCGATAAAAAGCAAACCCGTACAGGGTTATAATTAGACGGGGCCAGATGCGCCACTTATCTAGCCATTCTGGGGTTATCATTTCAAACCTCCACATCTACAATCTGACCTTGCGGTTGCAGGGCAGTATTGGATGCACCGAACTTATCATAACTGAGCATTAAATCAAGCTGCTGCCTTTCAAGCACTTTAGCCAGCTTGTGAGCACGGTTGTGTTCTACCTGCACTTGCTGCTGCGCTTGGTGGTTTTCGATGCTCTCACGGCTTCTCTCAACGCCCACGGCAAACGGTAAATTTCCTACTGGATCAAGCATTGGCGAGCCACACAAATCCTGCGAGGCACCCCACCCCTATGATGAATAGTAATATTCCTGCCACCCATTCTATAATCTTTTGTTTGATCTCCATCTTACGAAACTCATGTTCACGCTTTTGTTTTCGTATCTCGGCTTCTATTCGCAAAAATTCCTGCCAATGAGATGGACCTAGTATCGCAGGGTGCGATATGAGTTCACGCAACTCATCGCGCATCTTTTGGGCCTGCTTGCGAGCTAAGAAGACTTCCATAGCTTGCGCCTGTGTTCCTCCACCCAACGCCTTGTACCAAGGAGGTTTTTCCGCCATCTTTTCTGCTTGGTCTATGTCAGCCATACAGTTAGCCCACTGTTGCAACTGCTGACCCATATCTTGGAGATCTCGTCCGACACTAACGCCTTTTTTCAAA